TCTCCAAATACCTGTCCACAGTTTCCGACCAATACTCACGGCGATTCTCCTCTTCATTCCAACGAGCGTAACGGCTAGTGGCAATCAGGGTTTGATAATCAGTTGGTAGCATTCTGTTCCTCCATTGCTTTGATTGCCCAGCCAAGGTACACCTGAGCCTTCTTCAAATCTTCCAGTCCGTTCTTGAATTGATAGCGGCTGACGTATTTAAGAACGTTGCCAATGCAATAGCCCAAGAAAGGAAGAGGGCCAAGCTTGGCCCTCAAGTAGTCAATCGTCTCAATCCCACCAGCAGTGTAGTGGGAGGGCTGATTAACGGCGTCCACTAAGCAGCCCCGTAATCCAGCGAAGGAACGTCCAGCGATGGGGGAACATGCTGTCGCCCTCGTCCAGTTTGGTGAAGCGATGGGCGGCGCGATCAAGCTCATCTTCCGTGAAGGCATGGCCTTGAGGGAACCCATCACCAGCATCAGAATACACAATCAGGTAGGCATCAGCACCACCACGAAGGGGCTTGGTCGGGTAGTAGTTGCCAGCCGTACCCTTAATAGTCATCTTATTCTTAGTCAATCGCATTGTATTCCTCCATCAATGCCTGCATCGGCAGGGGCCACAGTGAGACAAGCTGTTTGTGAATCTTTTGTGCAATGATCTGAACTTCTGGCTGAGCGTGCTTGTCCAAGCGAAGGGACAAGAAGTGTGCCCAATTGCGTAGGTTGCCAGTCATGTAGAAGCGGGTCAGTAAACTCTGAGGCAAGACAGCACGGGCTTGTTCTCTAGCTACACCAGCGTCAATCAGGGCTGTGTACGCTGCCATTGAATCCATCGTCAGCCTACGCATCACACCCCAAGATGGGGTTTGCAGTTCGTCCTCTAGCACACCACCGCTACATTGCTTGGCCTTTGTGTCCTGCTTACGCAGGAAGCTAGGCTCCCAGAATCCAAGCTGCTCGCTGGTGTAGCGTCGGCTGATTTCATTGTAGCTGAACGTCCTGTGCCGCATGATTTGTGATCGAATGAACAGCGGGCATTCAATCAGGAAGGTGGCAGACTGGTGTTCAAAGACGCTTGTGTGTCCTTCCCTAGCAAGGAAGAACATAAGCTTTTTGTCTCCATGCTCATCTGCTCCTGTCTTATCCTCTTTTCCAAAGCTTGCCCGTGCAGCATGAACGGGCATGAGAGCAGCGGATTTACGGGCGGGTAGTTCTTCGTCGTCATAGTCCACCATCATCGTATGCCCAACAAGCTTGAGCAGGCATTCGTCGCTAGTCTTAAGAACGTAGGGCAGGGTCATCGGTGATCCCCTGCCCCATGAATCTTGTTGCGCCTCATCCGATCTTCCAGCTTGTCTACGTTGTAGTCCATCACTTCGCTCAGCTTGAGTCCGTGGTCGGCAGCTACTCTAGCCACCATCCACACAACATCACCAAGCTCAGCAAGCAGAGCAGCACGTAGCTTGTCCTCGTCCCACCTATCCCGTACATACTTCGCATACTTGCCTGCCACTTCCCCAGCCTCTTCGGCCAGTCCCAACACAGCATAGATTTCACTCGGATAACGTGCCGTCGTGGCAGTCCATTCTTGGTAGAGGTCTACGTCTCTCATTCGGGCTGCTCCACCATGCGGACGATGCGGTATTCATTTGGATTAGGGCACCCAGCCACCCACGCTTCCGCTGAGCGCCTTTCGGAAAACATAACCCCGCACTGAAGGCCGCGCACAGCAACCCACCGCACAAGCGGCTCGGGCTTGATGCGCCACCTTGCCTGTGTTTCAAGCGCGAAGCCGGAGCTTCCGTTCCAATCGACCCAATCACTATCGTTAATGGCGTACTGAACCTTCTTCCCGCTGTAGTACGCCGCGATTACTTCCGCGTGCGGATGGTCAATCTTCACAGTGGTCATTTGTCAAATATCTCCGGCCAGAATGTCAATCAGGGCTGCACGAAGCTTTCTTCCTGCCTCTGCATCACGGGCGTCGCGGTCACGATACTGGTTTTCAAACCACTCCACTTGCTTGCGAAGGCACTTCAATTCTTCGCGAACCCTGTCGTGTTCCACTTTCCAGTCTTTAGTCTTGGCAGTCATGCGTCATCATCCATAGGGCCAAAGATGGCAGGGAATTCGTCTTTGTTTGCGTAGAACCTAGCGGGGAACGCTTCAAGGATTTCCTTAGTGGTGAGTCCGAGGATGTCCACGACGTATTCAACGTCGTAGCAATCGTCCGCTCTATCAATCAATTGGCTCAGTCTGTCTTTGAATGTCCCTGTCATACTGCCTCCGTCAATAGCCCTTTGTTGCTCGCCTCACGGAATCGAGTGCGTGACCAACTACCACAATCATTGCAGCGATACCGCTTATACTTAGACACGCTAGTGTAAGCGTAGCCACGGCTAACAAGATGAGTGCTGCCGCATTTAGTACAAGCATGTGCTTCCTGTCCGTCATGCAGCGCCACATTCGGGTGCTGCTTAATCCACGGGCGGAAGTGTTCGTAAACGTTCTCAAGAACGATAACGTCCTGCCTGTTGTAGTCTTCCATAATGGCCCAAGCTTCGGGGTCTTTAGCCATGCACTTCACCCAAAGCTCAAAGCCTTCATGCTTCCTCTTACCTTCCAGCTTAAGGGCTCGGGCTACATAGTCCAGCTTGTTGCTGGGAAACCTAAACTCTTTCTTAGCTGTATCAAGCAAGTCAATCTGCTTGTACGTCGCTGGGGGTTTCATCCCCGCCTCAAGGAATTCCTTGTTCAGCGTGGGGATGTCGAAGCGTCGGCCATTGTAGTGGATGACGGCATCAGCTTCGGACAGAAGACGATGCACTTGGTTCAGCATCTTCTTCTTGCCGCCTCGGAAGTCGGAGTACATCACCTCCTTCTCGCCCAGCCACTTGGCTGCCCAGCACATGACAAAGCTGCTGTCTGTTAGCTGGCTGATGCTGACGTTCTGCTTCCAGAGCCCCCACACATACGCTGTGTTGGGGGCCGTCTCAATGTCTAGCAGTAGGATTCGCATTACACTTCCTTGAACTTGTAGCCTGCCCGCTGCACTTCGATGCGATGGAAGCGGTGCGGCTTGCCTTCGGAAGTAACAGCGAAAAGGTACACCGTATCGGGGTGGTCTGTATCGTCCATGAACTCCCCGAACTCGTCACTAGAGACAACACTCTCTAGAGAGGCGAACAGACCCAACCTCCAACCGGAGTCATCACTGAGTGAGTCAACGTGGTGATAACCCAAAGCAAACCAAACGTACTTAGTAGCGGGAGTGGTGGGCTTAGTCGTTGCTTTCTTTGCAGCCATTTCGTTGCTCCTTAGTGATGGCCTTGTGGCAGGGGATACAAACCACCCGCAGCTTGTCAGGCCCAACAAACAATCGTGTGATGAATCCTGCCAAGTCGTCGGCGTTCTTAAGACTCCCAGCAGGGATGATGTGATCCACTTGCACTTGCTTCTGCTTGAACAGCATGTTGCATGACGCGCAACGGTATTCCCTTCCCTCTTTAGCTTGTGCTAGGGCTGCCCATTTGGCAGGCCAGCGTTGCCATTTGCTGCGCAAGCCAGAGCGAATGAATGACCAGAACTTAGCTTCGCTCCACTCCGGCCATTCGGGATAGTCAGGAGTGCGTGTACGTTTCTTTGCCGTCTTCGTTGCGGTAGACGACGTTGAAGTGCCCCGTCTCGATCCACCAACTGTACCACCCTTCTCTCGCGGCATTCAATTTCCCCCAATCTACTGCACCTTCAAGGCAGTCGGTGTAGTACCAGCACAGCCTATCGGGACTGTGGTAAGTATAAACGTAGAACATACATCCTCCGTTATGTGTGGTGCTGCCTGTGGGACTCGAACCCACAGTCGCTTGATTACAAATCAAGTGCTTTGCCAATTAAGCTAAGGCAGCGCAAGTCCCGGTTACAGTGTCCGGGGTCGGGCTATCGTGCCGACTGCTCCAATCCCTTTGGGATATGACTGACTCACGCTTCCATCTTGTACGCAAGGAAGGTGCGTATACGGAGCGCGACTCGAAACTTAACCAAGATCAGTGCTTGGCGCGGCCCTTTCGGGCGTCTCTCCGTATTGTTGGCAAGGGAGGTAGGAATCGAACCTACGCATGGGAGCTTCAAAGGCTCCTGCCTTAAACCGCTTGGCTACTCCCCTGTTCTTAATCACTCAACCGAAGGTTGCTCCTTCTTGGGACGGCCACGCTTCTTGCCACTGGAACGACGATAGATTGTGCCGTCAGTGTCCACAATCTCGGCAATGATCCCATGGCTGTCCCACTTGATGCGCTTGACGTAGCCCGTACTCTTGGCCTGATCGAACTCATCTTCGTAGAAGGCAAGGGGACAGGTGTTGTCCCAATGCAAAATCTTCTTGAACTTAACAATCGTCTTCATGTTGTCTCCGTTATGTGGCGCGCCGAGCAGGAGTCGAACCTGCACCTTGCGACTTAGAAGGTCGCTGTTGTTTCCAATTCAACTACCGGCGCATGTAAAAGTCAGTGAAGGTTTCGTCTGGTTGTCGCCTAATCCACAACAACTCTCCGTTCCGAAGGAACAATGTTTCGTCTCCTTCGTATTGCTCAAGAACATATTGGAGCAGGGCTTTGTTATTGTCAAGCTCTTCCAATGGTTTCTTAAGAGCAGCCGTAGCTTTCTTTCCGAACAGCTTGAACAATCCGGGGATGTTGTCTGTGCTATCCCCTACCAACATCTGCTCGCAGAACCAACGCATTGCTTGCAGAGAGTCAACGTAATAAACACCCTTGTCCACCTTGGTCTTCGACCAATTGAAGTGGTAGCCGGGAATCATGTCGAGGTCTTTGTCCTTCGACGCAATCACCACCGTATCACCGTCTGCCACATTCACTTCGTTGCCGAACATACCAAGGTAGTCGTCAGCTTCTAGTCCATCAATCACTAGAACATTAGGATGTTTCTTTAGTAGATGCTCTTTAATCTCTTTATACCAAGTAGGCTTATGACTACTATCTCTGTTCTTCTTGTAATCAGAGAAGAGCGTTTCTCTAATCGGGAGTCCCATTACAGGACTCCCAGTGAGAAAAACAATGTAGTCATCGGCTTCTGTGTTCTTAAGAATGGAATCAATCTTCTTGTTGACACCATTCAAACAGAAGCCCAAGGGCTCACGGATCATGCCCGTGGCCTTGGCCGCAGCATCAGACGCAAACCCACACTCGTAGCAGAGAATGTCCCCGTCGATGGCAGCGATGGTCTGGGTCATGGATTATTCCAAACCCTTCTTCGCTTCTTCCATGTCCAGATCACCAGCGACATAGCTCTCAAACTTGCGAGCGATTTCGATGATGCGGTCAGCCAGAACAGTTGCGTCAAAGTCCGGGTCTTGTGGATAGGCTTCAACAATCAGCTTGGTGGCATGGCCCAGAGCATTCTGTCGGACGATGACACGCTGACCATCCAGCGGGGCGAGGGGGAAGCTGATGCTGGAACGGCCATAGGACGCAGCAGGAGCGGCGCTGCGGGTCACGGAGGGCTCGCCTGCGGCTGGGGTAGCAGTCCCACCCTCGCTCGCTCCCTTGAGCGTTACGTTGCCTTTAATGTTGTGGAAGGTAGTGCCGTCCTTTTCCACAGAAACGTAGGTGAAGCTCACCGTATCACCGATGCCAGCCGAGCCAAGCTGGCTCTTGGCGAATGCACCATACCACTGTCCCTCAATCTTGATGCTCTTGCCAGTCTTGGCGACGGATTCGATAGTGCCAGTTTTGAAAGCCATGTTCTTAAGTTCCTTACGTTAGAGTACTTTGAAATCCACCATCTCGGCCCATGTTGGGCCACACTTGGCCTCCACCTTAAAGGGGAGGTCGCAACGAATCCCCCAACGGGATTCGATTTCTTTAGGGAGGGCTTCAGCCTGTGCCCTGCACACCCCGAACGTGTGTGCCGCCCCGAACTCATCCATGCAATCAAACATCACGCTGTCATGGATGGTCATGATGGGCAACGACCTATACCGATGCTCCCTGAAACACTGCAACAACATGGCACGATAGAGCGCCATGACATCACCCGTAGCAAACCCCTGACTGGGATAGTTCTTGATTTGCGTGGGGCTAAAGCTTGTCAGCGTACCCTTCCTCCACTTCTTATCCTCACGCATAAACTCAGGGGCGTCATACTCCGTGAAGGAATAGATGCGCCCTGTCGGGCTTTCCAACACACCCACACCAGCAGGCTCACCACGCTCAGTGCGTGCAGCACTTGGCTTACGGCTTGCAATGACAGCTTCGATGTTGTCTTCCTGCCATTGCTTAAGGCGGGGATAGCGAGCGTAATACAAGTCGATGAAGTCTTCGGCAAGCTTCTTGGGAATCTTGTTCTTAGCTGCCATGCTAGCAGCGCCAGCCCCGTATTGCAACTGAAAGCTGAGGGATTTTGCAATCTTGCGCTCAGCTTTCGTTACGTCTGCCTCTGCCTTACCAAACAACTCAGCGGCACGGACAGTGTGCATGTCACGCCCGCTGATGATGTCGTGCTTAAGAGCGGTGTCGTTGGACAGCAGCGCGACCCCTACAATCTCAAGCTGTGAGAAGTCTACTTCCAACAGCACCCCCTTTGGATAGCGTGACCGGAAGCATTGTTTAATGACGCTCATTCTTCCACCCCGCTAACGTTCTGAAGGTTGGGCTTAGTACAACTCTGTCGGCCTGTAGCCGTGGAGCAGTGGTTGATGGTGGCATGAATCCTACCATCAGGAGTCACCATCTTGCTATACCCCTCAAGGTAGGTGGTGATTTCTTTCTTCAACGCTCGCCATTCAAGCACAAAACCAGCGATGTGGCGGACTGGGATAGCAATCTCGCGGTCATCTGCAATGCTGTTCAACACCTCATCGTCCACCTTCGGGCCTGTCTTTCCCCCTACGTAGTGGGCAATGACGCCTTCCGGGCGGGGAATAGTTACGTGCCGTGTCTCTTTCTTGAACTTCGGGCTGCCTTTGCGTGGCCCTGTCTTGAACACACCCACCTCTACGTCCACGAGGTAGCTTGCCTCACCGCCAAAAAACAGGATGCCAAGGTCTTTGTTACTACCAATCTGAGGCTCCCACATGCTAGGCACAGTGCCGTCATCCGCAACCGGATACCTGCCAAGATGAAGGGAAACGTGGCTGTTAAACGATTTCTCTACCACCGCGAGCTGCTCTTCTTTAGTGGTCTTAAGCTCAAGGGCACGGGGCAAATCAAACTCCATGCCGTAGTATTCCATCAGCGTGGTGAACAACAGGTCTTCCATCTTCACCTTCACCAACTCATTAAGCTTCTCAAGGTCGGGATGGGAGAGGATGGATCGCTGCATCTGATAGATGGCTTCGGTGTTCTTAAGATCACCAATCAGATAGGCAGTGAGTTCTTCGGGAGGAATGTCTTCCGTATCCACACCCTTGTTCCAATACTCCTTGATCTTGTCGTCCTTAAGGGGCAAGCCATACAGCAGACACAGAGCATCGAGGGATGGGTACAGGTGGCGCTGACCAGACAGCAGGTATTCCACTTGCTGCGTATCCCAGATGGCCGTGGGAAGAATGACAGCGCCATTCACTTTCCACAACCACTTCAAGTCGAAGCCAAGGTTGTGACCAACAAGAACGGCAGACCCGCTCAAGGCAACGTTAGCGTGTGGCGGCCCGGGGCGGCGTGGAGTGTAAATCACCCCGCCCTCATCCAACATACCAAGCTGCACCATAACATTGTCCCCGGAGAAGGGACTTGACCCATGCACATCGGATCGGATGGTGGTTTCTACGTCAATTACACGGTAGGCGGTCATTCAAAAGTTCCTCACGAAACTTGTTTCCAAGGTTGTCCATCATACGCTTAGCTTGCCGACGCCAATAGGAACGATTGATCTTCGGCTGTAGCCAAGCACCCTTACCCCAACGCTGCTCGCACAGTGCGGCAGCAATCACATCAACGTTCACGTTGGCTCCCTGAAGCGTGCAGTGTCACCAATGATTTCGAGTTCAAACTTTCCGTTACGCAAGTGAGGCACCGACCCACTCATCTTGTTCTTAGGCACGTAAAGGTAACGACTGTTGCCAGTCTCGGGTGTACGTCCCATCGTGATGATGGCATCGGCCTCTCCCTGAATACCTGTCTTGCTCATGTAAAGCTGGGACATATCAATCCACTTCTGTCCCTCTGCCGTACCGTCAGCCTGATGCACAGTGATTACGGGGGCGTAAGCCTTAGCAATCTCTCGGCCCCAATTGAACAGCATCGTAAGGCGTGTCACTTCGTTCTCTGTGTCATACCCCTTAATCTTCCAAAGCTGGTCGAAGATGATGAGACACGGATTGTACTTCTTACAGAGAGCTTCTACATCCTTGGTAGAAATGTAAGCATTGTCATAGACAATGAACTTATCATCCCTACCATACAGCTTCTTGTACTCTGCTGCTGCACTAGCAGCCTCACTCTCCATCTTGTGTGTCGGCCAGCCCAGCGCAGACTGGATGATGCGCCTCAACACTTTCTTACCCCCCTCTTCGTTGTTCAGCCACAGCACAGGGCGTTCGTCCTGCGTGGCAATGAACGTACTCTCGCTAGCCAGCAGCGTGGTCTTGCCAGTGTCAGGTCGTGTACCCACCACAATGAAATCCCCCTGTCGCAGCGGGCCAAGCGAATCGTTCAGGCAATTGAGACGCCAATTGAAGCCGCCCTTACCAACGCTCTCAAGAACGCTGAGGATGTCGGACGTTACGATGCTGTCCTCAAGGCGGGCCAGCTTACCATTGCGTTCCTGCCATTCCTCATACAGCTTACCGATGCGCTCCATTCCCTTGGGGTCATCCCCATCTGCCACCTTGAGCCCTGCCTCCGCAATCTCAGCGGCATAGTCACGGGTGACAAGCCCACTAATCACCTCATCCAACGGCACCTCGACACGGGTGGAGGGAGAGGCGAGGGTGGAGAACATGCCACGGTAGATGGAAGCCTTCGTCTCATCCAGCTTGGGATACTTCACCAGCAGGAACCAAGGGCCAAACTTAGACCACATGATTGGCTCGGGGTTGTGCTTATACCACTCACCCATAGCCTCAAAGATGCGGTAGGTTTCCTCACCCAAGCTACTCTTCCGCACATACTTACTGAACCTTCCGTATGTGTCGGGCTCTGCGAATGCTCGCAGAATATCTAGGTCAAAAGACAAGTTAGTTCCTCCTTGCTATGTCGTTTTGGATCACGCCCATCTTCGATGATGCGTGTGCTTAAGAACGGCAAGCGTTTAGCAATCTTGCGTGCTTTCATTCGTACGATAGGGTTGTCTCCGTCAAGGAAAACGATAGCCGTATGGTAGCGGTGGCGCATGATGGTGTCTACAATTGTGTCCCTAATCTCCGTGCCCATCAAGCTAATGCTGTCGTGGCTACTCTCAACAAAGCAGCGGTAGGCTGAGATTGTATCCTCAGTCAGCACCACCGTACCTGTCTCGGGCATTCCGTAATGGGCAAAGAAACTTTCCATAGGAACCAGAGGCACGGGGCGATAGTCCTTCGGGCTAAAGGTGCGGCGAGTCCAGCCCACTAGGTTGAACATCTTGAGTACAGGGATGTATAGCGCATCCTCTTTCTCAAAGTATTCCATCTCGCTCACTAGCTTATCGATGTGTGACAGCCCACCACCACTAAGCCACGCCCTTACGTGGGCGGGGAATCCTCCGTATCCTTTGACACCACCACGTTCGGGTTTACTTCGGACAGGGCCACGGCCAAGCTCATCACCAACATGCCCATACCTTTCACGTAGCTCTGTAGCCGACTTACGATAACCATCAGCACCAGCGTACCCGCGAGCGCCGCAGCGGAAACAATAAGCAGTAATGCTTCCATCTTCTTTCCTCTCTACTATCATGCTGTCCCTGCCACCTGAGCAGGAATCAGAAGTGTGGTTCACCCTCACCTTACCATGTGCGGGAGCTAGCGGAACAAACTCATCAGCCGTCATCCGATCCATAATTCCCTCGTGTTCCAACGATGGCGTTGATTGTACTCTGCACATCCTCTTCGTTCAAGCGGGAGCGTGCATAAATGTAGCGTCGGCACACAGAGCAGAGGTCTTCAAGGACACGTTGCCCTGTGTCCTTAAGAACACGCATGTGTGGATCGAAGTCGGAGTTACATGCTTTGCATTTCATTCCTTCCCCCGTGCCGCGTCGATGGCGGCGTCCATACCATCCCAAGTCCGCACTTCTACCGTAGCAACCAGTACAGACCAAGCCTTTCCAGACTGCGCAAAGCCGGGGTTTGCGTTTCGACGCAGCCACCGATACCTCTCCGCATCCTCCCGCGCCGCGTCGCGCTCGGCCTCTGCGTCTTTCCTGCGCTCAATCTCACGGGCGTACAGGTTTTCAGTGTGAAGGTTCTCGGCCTCAAGCTCCGCAAACTTTGCGTCGGCTTCGTCCTTGGCGTAGTAGCGGCCTTCGTCGCTTTCCAGCATTTGGCTTCCAAGCGCATCTTCCCAAGAACACCACCTCAAGGCGTGGTTGTAGCGTGTCAGCGGCTTCACGGCTTCACCTCCGGCGGCTCGGGCAGCGGCATCCAGTACGCGGGGTCTGCGGCAAAGTCTCGGAACCGCATTCCATCGCCACCGTTCAGATAATCGTTGTCCATCGTGGCGACTACCCAGCCACGACGGCGAAGGCCGACAAACTCTTTCATCGCTCCGGGTAGTACGTCCCACTCTCCGGCACATACGAACGCCAGCAGGATGCAGGTGCCATCCCTCGGCGCACTCTCAATCGGCATCCACTCAGCCACGATCCACCCCCTTCACCGCCGCGAGGGCGTCCCGTACTTTTTCTAGGCAGTCGTTCCAGCCTTGCGAATAGCCGATTTCAAAGTCCGTCACCTCGCGGCCATGCCTGTTTTCCTCAACAGGATCGAGTTCAGGCATCGGCTTCGGCAACGCCTCCACCACCCCGGCCTGCGCGTTCAGCGCGTCGGCGATGCTGTTGGCGGTCGCTTCGCTGTAGCAGGCGCAAGCGGTGACGTATGTGTCTAGGATGCGCTCGCGAACCTCGTAAGGCAGTTCGTGGCAACTATCCTCGACTCGCTCGACGTAGAACTTATTCACGGCCCACCCCCAGCGATGCGCGGATGCGCTCCCATGCTTCGCGGGCGCCGGGGAACTGGAAGATGATGTCGTCCACCAGCGCCACATCCTCCGCGCTGGCCTGCGGCTGCGGCTGCGGGGCGGCCTCTCGCAGCCAGTTTGCTGCTTCGGCGTGATGCGATATACACACGCCGTACACTGCCGCGCTCTCCCGCTCAAGCCAATCCGCAGCATCACTCCACGCCACCGGCTCGGCCTGCGGCTGCGGAGCGGCGATGCCTCGCGCCTGCCACTGACGGGACGCCTCGACAATCTCGTCGGCGGAATGCTCGACGCCGGAGACCACGACCACCGGCTCGGCCTGCGGCTGCGAGTTCAATTCGTTCTTAAGATCAGTGTTCATGTTCTCTCCTTATTCGTAAACAGCTTTGGCAATTTGCAACAGGGCAGCGGGAAGCTCTGCCGTGTTACGCACATTAACACACTGCTTATACCATGCGCTAGCGTCATGGCCGTTGATGCCAAGGCCAATAGTGCGGATGGATTTGTCAGCCTCGACAAGCTTCAATGCCTCACGGGTGAAGCCCGTAACGCCACGCCGACCCGGCCCATCCCCAGCCGGGGCACCGTCACTGATGACAAGCAGCAGCTTCTTGTCAGCACGAACATTGCGAAGCTGATGGTAAGACCACAGCACACTCTCACCATCGCTATTGTTCAGCAGCTTATTACCCTGAGCACAAAGCCTACTCACCATGCGTTGCTGATTGTAGCGCTCATCCCAGTTCTTGATGAGTCCATGCACCAGACGATGAGGTTCTTCGGTGAACGTTTCCACCCTCACCATTGCCTTGCAGGCAGACAGGGCATCGGCCAGCATGACAGCAGAGGCAGCGGCTTGCGTGTACGTACTACCACCCATGCTACCACTAGCATCCACAAGCAGGAACACAGCAGCGTTGACAGCACGCACATCCTCACGCTGACGGAACACATCATCCCTGCCCTTAAGAACACGGGTGAGGTTGCCCGTATCAAGGCGACCAGAGCGATAGCCTGACGCCTCACGGATGGCACGCTTGCCGACAAGCCACGACTTCAGGCGAGCGGGGAGATTGGTGCGGTTGAGGATGGGGACAATCCCATCCCGATAGTAGGTGCCCGAATATCCCAAGCCCTTATCCAAGTCGTAATACTCAGGGGCACGGGGTGGGAAACTACCCCCCTTACCATCAGCCTTGCTAATCCCACCCATCACCTTGCCCTCTTCCATTTCGGCATGGTCGGAGACAGCGCGCTTCTTGTATTCCTTAGCAAGCTTATCCATCAGCTTGTCGAAGGCCTCGCCCTTGCTGTCGTCGCTGCTGCCATCGCCCTTGGGCTCAGGCTTGGGCCTCTCCATCGGAACCTCGGGGAACAGGGCACGGATACGCTTCGCTGCTTCGTAACAATCCCGTTCGTTCTTAAGGGCGAACATATCCACTGCTGCGCTAATAGCGAGGCGCTTGGTTTCGTTCACCATATTAGCAGTGAACGCAGGCAGATACTTGTTCCATGCCCTACGCTGCATGGTGTCCCACTCAAAGACAATGCTAATGGGATCGTCCTTGAATGTGCCCACACTCTTAAGCTGGTCTTGGATGAAGGCCGCACGGCCACGCAGCAGCACATCATCACGACCAACGTATTCGCCCAGCCGGTTACGTTCCTGCACATGGTCGGACAGGATGTTCCAGATGGACTTGGTGAGCATATCCATGCTGTCCTTCTCAGCCTCAGCGATGGTGCGCCAGTGGGGCACAGCATTCACAGGGTCTTCGTGACCAAGCTCATGCTCTGCATAGTATCGCCACAGCAGGAGCCCCCTCTCCCCACCCATAGCATCGGGGAAGGGCAGGTGGATGGTGTCACCCGTGGTGTGAGGCTGAACGTCAAGCTCAAACACCACGTTCTTAAGACCGGGCACAGCACCGGATAGCACGAACTTACGAATGCCATCCATCAAAGCATGGGTGTTGGTAATCATACTAACCCCTCTCCTAGTTAAAGCGTATTACCAAAGGCGGTGCGATAACTTTCCTTGACACAGGCAACGTCAGACTCTTCCGCCAACTTGCACAGGAACACCTTGCGCACAGCCGGAGCATAGTCTTGGTGGATGCAGGCATACTCTGCGATGGCACGGATGCCACGGGGAGACAGCGACAGGGGAAGGTTGCCCTTCTTGTACGCTTCCTGCACAAGCACAGCAAACTTGGACAGCTTGAGTGCGTCAGGAATACCGGGCACCCACTTCTCAATCAGGTTCTTAAGATCGGACTGCGGCAGGTAGTCCACCTCAAGCGTAACGTCGAAGCGGTCAAGGATGGCGCCGTCAATAAGCTCAGTGCCCACCATGCGATCAGCCGCATCGCCCAAGCCCTTGACGTTATCGCTTGCCACCACCCAACAGTCAGGGTGTCGGCGGATGACGGGATCAGCACGGTTCTCCACAATCAGCTTACCATTACGCTCCATCAGGGACATGCAGCCGTTCGTAATCTCCTGATTGGCACGGCAGAACTCATCCAGCAGCACGAACGTGGGATGCTGCACCACCTTAACAAGCAGCCCGTCCTTGTGTGACGTAACGCTATGCCCATCCTGCACGACGATGCTTTCGCGTCCCACCAAATCATCGAACATCATGCCCTTCTTGTTCAAGCCAAAGCGGAACATGGGCAGACCAAGGCGAGAGGCAATGAGATTGGGCAGGCCCTCACTCTTGCCGGTGCCGGGATGGCCGACGACATGGGTGACAGACTTGCGAGCGAAGGCAAGTACGGCATTGTACACAAGCTCAGCAGGGGCGAGATAGTCGCTGCTCTTAGGAACGTACTCCCGCATCCACTCGGGATACTCGTAGCCGTGGAACGTGGGCACCTTGAAGTCCTGTGCCGTGGCAGGCATGAACTCGGGGAACAATTCCTTGTAGCTCACACCCTCAGAGGGCAGGAGATTGGGCCACTTGGGCGTATCCGCAGTCTTTGGGGCGGACTTTGGTGCTGCCTTCTTCTTCTCCTTCAGCGTGTCCTCGAAGGCAGCCCTCAGCACATCAACATATTCCGTCTCCGGCCCGCTAACGCTAGTCCACGCGGGGTCAACACGTACCTTAGTCTTCATTTCTTCCGCCATCTTAGCGCGGAGTGCTTCAATCGTAGATGCAGAGGACATACTTATTCCTTCTCGGTGAGGGCGTTGTACGCAGCAGTGAAGACAGCATCAGCGTCGAGGCCATGCTTCTGGCAATACTTGACGAAGGTTTCTGCCAAGCTCTGTGCCTTGGTGGCGGGGTCTTTCTCTTCGCTAACGGCCTCCTTCGCTGCCTTGATTGCCTTCTCGACAGCCGTCTTTCCCTTGGGCTTGCCCTCGTCATCGACAAGGGGAATCCCTGCCTTGATGGCGTTCTTAAGCACGCTCTTAGCAGAGCGATAGGCGTCAGGCATGGACGTTTCTTCCGTGTCCCGCTTGTACTCATCCTCCCAGCCATTAGCAAGCCGGTCGAATTCGTTCACGTTACGATGGGCACCGTTGCTCACAGTTTCCACCACCATCGTACCCCACGCATCACCGCCAGCCTTCTCAGCCACGGCATAATTCAGAATCGGATTGGTCATTGCAATTCTCCTATCGGAAGATCAGTTCTTTCATTGATTGTTTAAAGCTCTCACTGTCACACTCTTGCTCAAAAGCATACCGCCACTCTTCATCAGTTAGGTCAAGCCACACCACCTTTTCTATCCAATGACCAGCGGAAGTCACCCAGCTACCATCATCGGAACGGTATAGATAGGCTGTTCCACCACCGCTTTTAAGTTCAACCAACCACCCACCACAGTAGCCATCATGGTAAATGATGGGGCCAAATCTTACGCTCTCTCCGTCCATTCATGCCCTCACCAATCGTTCGTTCTTAGGAACCACAGCCTCGTGCTTCTGGTTCATCATACGCTCCTTGGTGCCAAAAGAAAAGCACTTGAATGTAGAGCTACGCTTGGGAATGAAGCCGTGTGCCTGCACCTCAGTGCCGGGCTCACCGAAGCTCACTGCCTGCCAATAGGCAGCGTTGGCTTCCTTGAAGTCTCGCGTGATGGTGGTGGAGAGGGAGCCATCAGCGTGGATGGATTGAACGTACATCATTTGGGGGTGCTCCTCGCGTTCTTAGAAACGTTCGATGAAAAGCCAAGCGATGAAGGTGAAGAGGAGAGTGTAGCCTAGCAGCCACGCGAGCCCAAGCCACAGCGGCTCGCGTTTGTGCCATGCCTTGCGGCGATAGTATTCGTAGTCAATCATTCGGTTTCCCCATAGCAGGCACGGCGGAAGCGTGCGTAATCAAAGCGCGGGTTGGTGCCGACCAGCTTGTTGCTAAGAACGTTCAGCATCATAACCCATTGTTGCTTTGTGTCCTCACTATCCCAAGATTCGGGCGCGGTAAAGCGCATAAACTCGGCCAGCATTTCATAGTCTTTCTTGGTCATGGCATTGTTCCTAGGAACGTGACGCCCCATTACAGGGCTTCAGTGAAGGGTGCCGGATTACAGCGTCCCGGCTTGCCGTAAGCCGCCCGTAGGCGTCGGCATGAAAGCTGACTTGTCTATCCTTGGGTGGGGTCATCGGGCAGTCTGCCGCTAGTGCCAGACTATAGCCCTCGCCACTATTTGCTAGCGGGGTATTCTTAGGAACGGCCTAGCCCTTACAGGGCGTCGGTGGGAAGGGTGCGCGCGAAGGCGTCGTGGAAGATGGCCGCAGGATCGAAGCCGGATTCCTTGGCAGCCAGAATCAGGGCAGCGAAGCGGGCGCGGAATTCCTCAGCCGTGGCGACGACAAGCTCGCCAGCCTGCGCCTCGTCTCCTTCGATGGCTTCCAGTTCGGCAGCATCGGCCTCAGCCTGCGCCGCCTTGCAGTCCTTTTCCACGGCAGTCTTGCCGCGTGCGTCATTCGTCACGTCATCCAGCAGGGCCACGCCCAAGCGGAGAGCCTTCAAGGCGACAGACTTTGCGGAACGATAGGCCGCGGGCAGGGCCTCGCTTTTGTGAGCCTTGCGGAAGGCTGTTTCGAAGTCGAGGAGGATGTTTTCAGCGTCCGGCACGGCATGGCCGTTGACGGCGAGGGCCAGCAAGGCCCATCCGTTAGCCTTAGCGGCTTCAGCCTTAGCGAAGGCAGACACGGGGTTCTGATTCTTAGCGGTCGTATTCATAACGTCCTCTTGGGTGGTGATGGTCTTAGGAACGCGGGGCCGGTATGGCCTCCGTCGTGATGCATATCCTCCGGATTTCCACCCCCTCTGTATATAAAAATTTCGTTAAACATCGTTCCATTTCTAGAACGCAGCGTTTCATCACATCCCCTTAACAAACGCCTAGGAGGCTCACGCGTCCCCCTCCCCGCTACCCTACTAGCTCCCTCCCCCTAGGTGACGCTTGTGGGGCTTCCTGCGCGGCTACAGGGGCATTCGCTATGGCCTGTCTCCTGCGCCCCTTCACCGTTAGGTGATAACTGTACAGCGTGTATTGTTATACACTTGTGCATCAATGGCTTAGCGTCAAATAATTGACACTCAGGGATAGTGTGGGGAATGTAAAGGATGCTTTACACTGTTACACAATAACATCCATCTCCCTATCGCGATGAAGAGATGTCTACATTAGCGACTGCTCATATGAGAATCAATCGCATTTGCAATTGGGAATCAATCGCAATTGCAATCGGAAGGACGAATGAGAATGATTTGCAGTGACTTGTGCTCACCCCCGGAGGGCAGGGGGATGGGGGTGTGTGAGGGGACTGAACTAAACCATCAAATTTTCTCACAGAAATTTCAGAGTTGATCCCCCCTGTATGTGAGCAGCCGTTGTCGGCTGCGAACGTCACAAGCTCTTCTTAAGAACAAAAGCTAATAGAGCTATTTCCCTTAAAAGGAAATAGCTCTAAGAAAAAGCTTCTAATTGTTTCTTATAGAATCTCTCTAAGAGATTCTATATTAGCTCTTAAGAGCTTTAAGAGCTTATAGAAAATACTGCTGTTCGCGTCCACTGTCAATGGTGGACGCTCACATATCTTGCTTT